ACGGTATTTCGTTGCGTGTCGTGCGCCAGTACGATATTAACAACGACCGTCTGCCTTGCCGTATTGACGTTCTGTATGGCTTTAGCACGATTCGTCCGCAGATGGCTTGCCGCGTCTGGGGTTAATTTAATTTAAGGAAATTATCATGGCTTTACCTAATGGCGCAGGCGGTTACCAAGTTGGTGCCGGCAACCTGAATGAAGCAGTTCTAGGCGTACAAACTATCCCAGCAACCTTGACTGGCGACACTACGTTGACCGCTGATCAAGTGTCTTTTGGTTTGGTTGTATGCAACAAAGGTAGCGATGCTACATTGACCGTAACTCTGCCCACAGCAGCGTCGCTTGATGTGGCAATTCCTAACGCAAAAATTGGCTCATCTTTTGAGTTGACTATTTGCAACAACAACAACGCTGGCGCATCGTCTACCGTTCCTGTTACAACAGGCACTGGTATCACGATCTTCGGCTCGGTTACTGTGGGCCGTTTTAGCGCACACACATACCGTTTTGTGCGTACTGGTGACGCTGCTTACTCGGCATTTTTGTTGTAATTAATAGGGGCTTCGGCCCCTATTTTTCAAAGGATTAGAAAATGGGTAATACCAAATCAATTGGCGTTGCTTATAGCGATCAAGATATTGATGGCGGCACAATTGGCGCTGTTATTCCATCGACGATTGTTGGCACGACAATTTACGCTACCACTGAAATCGGCTACAGCGCAGCAGCCCAAGGTGCTGTGACGCAATTAACAGACAAGTCTACGGGTGTTACCCTAAACAAGTCTGCTGGTCGCATCACAATGAACAACGCAGCATTGGCTGGTGGTGCAGTAGCAACATTTACGCTGACCAATAGTTTGATCTCAAGTAACGACACAATCATTGTAAATATCTCTAGCGTTACTACTGGTAGCACCGCTGCGGCTTACACTACTTATGTTTGCAGTATGACTGCTGGATCTGCGGTAATTGCATTGCGTAATTTGAGCGCAACTTCATATTCTGAAGCTGTCGTTATCAATTTTTCGGTACTTCACTGCTTGACTTAACAGGCGGGGCTTCGGCCCCACCTTTCGAGGTTTACGATGGCAACATATTCGGCTGGCGATCAGATCAACCGCGCCCTGCGTTTGTTGGGGGTTCTGGCAGAAGGTGAAACCACCTCGGCGTCTGTGTCGCAAGATTCATTGATGGCAATGAATCAGATGATTGACAGTTGGAACACTGAGCGGTTGTCGGTGTTCTCAACTATTGATCAAATTGTTGAATGGCCGGTTGGATCTATCAATGCAACGCTCGGCCCGTCAGGGTCTTTGGTACGTCTAAACGGTACTGCGGTTCGCCCCATTTTGGTTGACGACGCAACGTATTTTCGTGACCCGCAGACCAATGTGTCTTACGGCATCAAGCTGATCAATCAGCAACAGTACAACGGGATTGCAGTCAAGACCGTAACGTCTACGTATCCGCAGGTCATGTTCGTAAACATGACCTACCCCGACATTGACATCTTTATTTATCCAAGGCCCACGCGCCTGTTGGAATTCCATTTTGTCAGCGTTCAAGAGTTGTCCGAACCGGCAACGCTGGCGACTACGCTGGCTTTCCCGCCAGGATACCTGCGGGCATTCACCTACAACTTGGCGATGGAAATCGCGCCTGAGTTTGGAGTGGAACCATCGCCGCAAGTGATGCGAATTGCCATGACCAGCAAGCGCAACCTCAAGCGCATCAACAATCCTGACGATGTGATGTCAATGCCTTACGCAATCGTTGCAACGCGCCAACGGTTTAACGTCTACGCCGGTAACTATTAATGAAAACGCCGATTCTGGGATCGGCGTATGTTGCTCGGAGCATCAATGCTGCCGACAACAGAATGGTCAATCTCTTCCCTGAGATTGTGCCTGAAGCCGGTAAAGAACCAGCGTTTCTAAATCGAGCGCCTGGGCTACGTTTACTGACTACTGCCGGTCAAGGTCCCGTTCGGGGACTATGGACGTATGGCGGTATTGCTTACATCGTTAGCGGCAACACGCTTTACTCAATGGCAGGGTTTGGTACGCCTGTCATTATTGGTACAGTTTCTGGTACAGGTCCGGTTAGCATGGTGGACAACGGCACGCAGTTGTTTATTGCTTGCGGTGGACCAAGCTACATCTACAACAACAGCACGGGTGCGTTTGGACCGATCACTGATCCAGACTTCCCCGGCGCTTTGACCGTTGGCTATCTTGATGGGTATTTTGTTTTTATTGAACCCAACAGCCAAAAGGTCTGGGTAACCACCCTGCTTGATGGAACTTCAATTGAACCGTTGGATTTTGCCAGCGCCGAAGGTAGCCCAGATAATCTAGTTAGCATGATCGTTGACCACCGCGAAGCGTGGTTGTTTGGGACCAACTCGGTTGAGGTTTACTACGACGCTGGCAACGCAGATTTTCCGTTGCAACGCATCCAAGGTGCGTATAACGAGATTGGTTGCGCTGCAACATTCTCAGTAGCCAAACTAGACAACGGTTTGTTCTGGTTGGGCGCTGACGCTCGCGGACAAGGTATCGTTTACCGCTCGCAAGGTTATTCAGGCCAACGAATTAGCACGCACGCAATTGAGTACGCGATTGCTCAGTACGGCAACATTAGCGATGCAATTGCCTATACATACCAGCAGGAAGGCCATTCTTTTTACGTTTTGACGTTCCCATCGGCCAACGCCACTTGGGTGTACGACGTATCTACACAAGCGTGGCATGAGCGGGCTGGTTTTGACAACGGCAACTTTACGCGGCATCGCAGCAACTGCCAAATGGCGTATAACAGCCAAGTTGTTGTTGGTGATTACGCTAATGGCAATTTGTACGCCTTTGACTTAGACGTTTACGCTGACAACGGCAACGCCCAAAAGTGGTTGCGTTCTTGGAGGGCGTTGCCTACAGGGCAGAATAACCTAAACCGCACGGCACATCATAGTTTGCAACTTGATTGTGAATCTGGCGTTGGGATCAACAACAGCATTGGTTCAGATCCAATTTTTATACTTACCGAATCTGGTTTGTTTATTACAACCGAGAGCGGTAATTATTTGGTCAGCGTTTCGGGTGAAGAAAACACAATTGGGTTTGACCCAGAAGCCATGTTGCGTTGGTCCGACGATGGTGGTCACACTTGGTCAAATGAGCACTGGTCGCCAATGGGCAAAATCGGTGTTTATCAACACCGAGTGTTTTGGCGGCGTCTTGGCATGACTCTTAAACTTCGGGATCGAGTTTACGAAGTGTCTGGCACAGATCCGGTCAAAATCGCAATCATGGGTGCCGAACTACATCTTAGTGGGACTAATGCGTAATGGCTGTAACAAACAACATTACTACAATTCCAGCTTCTCGGGTTCCGTTAACAGACGAGCGAACCAAGCTGATGTCGCGTGAATGGTATCGGTTTTTCAACAACCAATACATCAAGACCACTCAAAGCGCCAACGCAGTCACTCCTGAAAATTACGGGGCAATTGGTGACGGTTTAATTGATGACTCAGCCAGCATCCAAGCCGCGCTTGATTCTGGCTATGACGTTTATCTACAGCCAGGACGTATCTACGCGGTCGGAACTACGCTCACAATGTCTACGCCAAACCAATCATTTGGTGGGCCTGGGGTTCTACGAATTGTTGGGGCAATTAACGGTGTTGAACTAATTTCGCCAACGTCTTTAATTGTGACCGGCATTCAGCTAGATTTGACTTTTGACTCACCAGACCAAACCGCTGGATGGGCTGTTTACGTCAATAATAGTAGCCGCATTAAAATTAGTAAATTAAACATTATTGATGGATATGGCGGTCTGTACGTTCAAGTAGCTAATTGGGTAGTGGTTGACTGGATGTGGGCTTCTCTTAGAGGGCCTGGCATAAAATGGTACGGAGATTCAACGCATCGGTCTGACGTTCTAAATCTTGGGTTCGTTGTGGTTGACCCAGGCGAGGGTCAATACGGGATGGATTGGGATGGTAATTGCCATAGTCTAAATGTTCTTGAATTAGGAATTGTTTGCGGGGGTGGCGGTGGCAAAGGCATGATTATCAGAAATACTTCTGGATCACCTTTTCCGTACATCCCTGCAATTGGCCGAATCGCACACATTGAAATTGATTACGCAGCAAGTCATGGGGTAGAAATCCAAGCGGGATTAGATTACGACTTTTGCATTCCTTACGTTTTGGGTTGCGGGACATGGCCCGGATACTCTGGGGTTTACGATGGGTTTCATATCGCCAACGGGATCAATGCTTACGAAGTTCGTATTACTGGGGGCAAATCAATAGCCAACACAGGTTACGGAATTAACAACCTTGGTGGTGTTATTTTATATTCTGGGAATACCGCTTTATATTCCAATTCATTAGGTGAAATTAACGGTGATGTTTGGACAAAATCACCAAGATATGTGGTTGATGATTATTTTTTTTCTACTGTAATAAGCGACACTCCGTACATAACTTTTGCTGAAAACGATTTTCTTTCGTACAACCGAGCGGCTAATCAATTAAACCTTCAGATTAACGGCGCGGGAACTGTTACGTTTTCAAGTGCTGCAACGCAATCATATGTGCCGGTCTACGCAACTGGATTGCGCCTTCTTGGTTCAACTTCTGGATATACCGGATTTGTTCCAGACGCTGCTGGCCCAGCGGTAACGTACAAACTTCCAACTACGGTTGGAACGTCTAACCAAGTTCTTAGCACCGATGGGTCTAATAATTTGCTTTGGGCAACGGTTGGCGGTGGGGGCGGCGTAACAAACGTCACCGCAACTAGCCCAGTCAACTCCTCTGGCGGGTCAACGCCAAACATTACTGTAAACGCAACCAGCGCCAACACCCCTTTATATCTTGTTCAGCGCAACGCGGCTGGTGATTTTGCAGGGAATTACATTACTGGAGTTGGGTTCTACGCTGATGCAGCATATTATATGCAGATGGCGGGCGCAACTCCGTATCTAGTGTTTGATACCGGCGATTATTTGTCTTACGACCGCACAAACAACAGTTACAATTTCCAGATTGCTAACAATGGGATTTTTCAGGTAACACCTAATTATGTTCAATCTTTCAAACCTTTTGTTTTACCTCAGTACACGGTGGCAACGCTTCCGACAGGCATCCAAGGAGCAACGGCTTACGTCACAGACGCTCTCTCCCCCGCGTACAATACAACCGTTGTCGGAGGAGGCTCCTCCGTTGTCCGTGTCTTCTTTGACGGCTCCAATTGGAAAACTTGATATGACCACTTACATTTCTCCGCAACCAAAACTGCAATTTCTGGATAACAACGGTGTGCCGTTATCGGGCGGTAAGGTTTATACCTATGCAGCCGGAACCACCACGCCGCTTACGACGTACACGGATTACACCGGCAACACGGCAAATTCCAACCCAGTCATCTTAAACAGTCGCGGCGAGTGCAGCATTTGGTTGGGTACGTCTTCGTACAAATTTAAACTTACAACATCTACGGATGTTGAAGTTTGGACCGTTGACAATATCTCGGTTCTGACCAGTTCAGACAATATTATTTACGTTGAATCCGGTACTGGTGCAGTAACCCAGACGGTGCAAAGCAAACTGCGCCTTGGGTACGTATACCCCGAAGACTTTGGCGCTGTCGGTGACGGCACGACTAACGACACGACCGCGTTACAGAACGCCATCAATACTGGCCGCGATGTCTATCTTGCGGCTGGAAAAACCTATCTGCATACCACCGCGCTATCAGTTACTACAAATAACCAATGGCTTGGTGGCCCCGGTTATCTTAAAACTTCAGGGGCAATCAATGGTGTTAACGTCGGCGGGGCAAGCAAAGGCGTTAAATTATCGCTCAACTTCAACTCTCCGGGCCAAACAACTGGCTACGCTATCTACATAAGTAACGCAGCCCGAGTAACGATTGAGCGTCTATATATGTATGACGCTTTTGGTGGTTTGTACGTTGAGCAAGCTAACGTAGTTCAAGTCCAATGGATGTGGGGCATTATTAGGGGTCCAGGCATCAAATGGTACGGCGATGCCGCCAAACGATCAGACATTCTGGCTATTAATTTTTGTGTTATGCGCCACGGTGCTGGTTATTATGGTCTTGAATGGGACGGAAATTGTCATAGCTTGAGTACAAACCGTTTGGACATTGTTTGCGCTACCGACAATGGAGGAGTAATTACAAAGATTTCATATGGGGTAGTGATTCAAAACACGGTTGGCGGGTACAAGTCAGTAACAAACGGAGCAATTGCAGGTACAACTTTAACTTTGACAACTCCTCCAACTAACCCGATTGTAAACGGAATGTTGGTTTACGGAACAGGCGTAACTTCTGGCACTACTATCACAGGTGTAACAAATCCAACAACTTACACCGTTTCTGTTAGTCAATCAGTGGCAACCACTTCAATCACAACCCAACCAGCATTTTTCCCAGCAATTGGTAGATTCAACCAACTGGCGGTTGACTATCCGTTGGGCGCGGCTATTCAAGTTAAATGCGGTGTGGACTACGATTTTGTAGGGACGTATGTCACAGATGCAGCCAGCGATGGAATGTACGTTGACCCAAGCATTGACATTTACAACGTGCGCGTGACGGGCGGAAAACTGATTGCTAACGGGGGCTATGGTATTAACAACACAACCGCTGGCCCATTGTTGATGTCAGGCGATGTATGCTTAACTGATAACACAAGCGGCGCTACCAACGGAAATGTTTGGAATTTTGCGCCCCGTCAAGCGGTTGACGAATATTTTTATATGGACCTTGGCGGGGACAAAACGCTCGCTAACGGTACGTCACAGATTAGCTTTTACCCCAACGACTACATCGTACACAATCGAGCGTCGACAAGAAAACTTCGGTTTTACATGAGCGGCATTGAAACCTTTAACATTGGATCGGGTTCTGTTGATTCGCTTATTCCGTTTAAACTTCAAACATACACCGTTGCTACGCTGCCAGCCACACCCGTCAAAGGCTGGACCGCAATGGTGACGGATGCCAACGCTACGACGTTCGCCAGCATCGTTGCTGGTGGCGGCAGCAATAACGTACCCGTATACTATGATGGTACGAACTGGAGGATTGGTTGACCACCGTTTTAGTTTCTGATCGTTCTGCCGCGCTTCGTATTGGTTACGAGGCGACGGACTGGTCGCATCCAATTCCGTTTGATGATTACGAAAAAGGCATGGCAGATTGGGATGTTCAAGTAATTGAACGTGATGGAGAACCAATCGGCGCGGCGTATTTTTGTGACGGAGAAGTTCACACTTCAATCCTACCAAAATGGCGCAGACGTTGGGCTACAAAAGGGCTGTTGCAGAAATTGTTTGGCGGCGATGTAACGACCAAAGTCACCCCCGGTCACACTTATATGTATGATATTTTGAAAAGATTAGGTTTCGTTCCTTTGGCTGACGGAACTTTTGTAAAGGAATCTGCAAATGGGCATTGAAACCGCAATTTTGGCGTCTGCCGCTGCCGGTCTGTACTCGGCCAACAAGGCATCAAAAACTCAAGCGCAATCTGCCCAGCAAGGGATTGACGCTCAAGAGCGAATGTTTGAGCGTCAGGTTGAACTGCAAGAGCCGTTTCGCAAGGCCGGAGAAGAAGCACTCAACAAACTAATTCCTCTGTCGTCAAACTACACGCCGTTTGGGGCAAGCCAATTTCAGCAAGACCCAGGTTACGCTTTCCGGTTGTCTGAAGGCATGAAAGCACTTGACCGTACTGCTGCGGCGCGGGGCGGTTTATTATCTGGCGCTACGCTCAAAGGGGCGCAACGCTACGGTCAAGATCTTGCTTCACAAGAGTACATGAATGCGTTCAATCGTTATCAGACTGAACGCAACGCGCAACTCAATCCGTTGCAATCGTTGGCTGGCTTAGGGCAAACATCTACGAATGCTTTAACCGGCGTGGCTGGACAGATGGGTCAAAACTACGCTACTGGCTACGGCAACATCGGGCAAGCTAGGGCATCTGGGTATATCGGTGGAACCAACGCGCTAACATCTGCGCTTGGCACTGGTTTGAATTATTATCAAAACCAACAGTACATTAACCGGCTTCCATTCCCCGGAGGCGGGGCTGGGGGCGGGGGTGCTCCAATTTCCGCAGCAACGCCTTACTCCATGAATCAACCGTCTCTCGGCTACGATTATGGATACGGGCCTTAAGGAATAATCATGGCAGACTACTCCCTTGCGCTTAACGTCAAACCGCTTCAGCTTGAAGACCCGCTAACGTCTTACGGCAGATTTGCCACCATCCAGAATGCTCAGAACCAGAACGCGCTGGCGCAGTACCAACTTGCCGCAGCGCAACGTGCTGAAGAACAGCAAAACGCGCTTTACCAGCAGGCTCAAAACCCAGAATTTAAACTTGATTTTGGGACTGCACTAAGATACGGAGCGCCGGGGATCGCCGCGTTTAAAGCCCAACGCGAAGCAGAAACTAACGCATTGCAAGCCTCAAAATTGCGGGGTGAAATTGCGGCGCAGCCTGGGGCTATGGCAAAAACTCAAGCCGAAACAGCTAGGTTTAATCAACAAGTGGTAGAAGGTCAAACAAAAGCCCTTGGGCTTGGTTTGATGCAAGCAATGCAAAACCCAGACGATAACACTTTAAAAAGTGTTTTTGATCGTTTGGATGCAACAGGAATTGACACAAAAACATATCGAGATCAATTTGCTGCCATTCCAGACATAGCCGCTAGAAAACAAATTATTGAACAATATGCGCTTGCCAACCCAGAAGGGCGGCAAGCACTAGAATTTGTTTCTCCTAAACCTCAAACGTTTAATTTGGGGGGTCGAGAAGTATCAATTGATATGAATCCGCGCAGCCCAACGTTTAAACAAGAACTGATTAGTCAAGAAAAAACCGCAACCCCCGATGCTTTAATAGCAGACGCGCGTTTGAGAGAACAGCACGTTGATCAGCTTGCTCATTGGAATGATCTTACCGATATTCAAAGACAACAACTTAAACGGCAATATAAAGCAGACGCTTTGCAAGACGAGCGGTCGCGCGCACAACTTGCGGAAACAATTGCAAACAACGCGCGTGTTGATCGCCGCGAAGCGCAACGAATTAGTGAAACGATTGCAAATAACGCGCGTGTAGACCGCCGTGAAGCTCAAAAAATTGCACAACCTAAATTTGACGCAGGTGCTGGTGGGTTTGTTTACGCTCCAACTTCGGAAAATCCGCAAGGTAAATTTGTTCCTGTTACCGGGATTGATGGCAAAGCACCTAACGAAGCCCAAGGCAACGCAATTGCTTATGGCGTTCGTATGGATGGTGCCAACAAAATCTTGGAAGGTTTAGAAGGTAAAGGGATTGTTTCTGGTAGCAGGATCAAAGGCGCTGTAGCCGGTGCTTTGGAAGCATTGGTCCCATATCAAGGCGAAAAACTTGCTGCCGGTGCTGAAAGCGTATTGCGACCATTACTTTCTAGTGAAGGTCAAAACAACTACGAACAGGCCAAAGAAAACTTTATTACCGCAGTTCTTCGTAAAGAATCTGGAGCTAGTATTAGCCCTGCTGAATTTGCAAGAGAAGAAAGAAAATACTTTCCTCAATTTAACGACGATGCAAGCACTATTAAGCAAAAGCAAGAAGCCCGTAGGTTGGCAATTAGTGCAATCCGGCAAGTTGCCGGACCGTTTGCCAAAAACATTGACGCAATTTCTTCCGGCGCTGCCGGTGGTCCGTCTACTGGTGCTGCAACTGGTTCCGATCCCCTTGGATTGAGGAAGTAAAAATGCCTTCAATTCTGGAAATCCGTGAAAAGTTTCCGATGTATTCGGATGTACCAGATTTGCAACTGGTTGATGCGTTGCACCAGAAGTTCTACGCTGATATTCCAAAGGTAGATTTTTACAAGCAAACCGGCATTGCAGGGACCGCCAGCCAGATCCCAGGGACAATTACGCTGCCGCCAAAGCCAGAGAAAGAGTCTTCTTTTATGGCT